GATAGTTGCCTTCTTTTTTGTAATGATCCACTATGGCATTCCAGTCTTTCCATTGTGTGGAGTCCAAAGGATTACACATTCTACATTTCAAATTACAAAGATTGTTTATCTTAATTTCAATTGTGGGCAAATCAAACGGCATTGAATAATCATCCATCAGTTTATCCAAGGCATCTGGATATAAATTGATTCTAGATTCTGGTGAAGAATCTGTGATATGTCTTTGTCTTAAACTCTGCACTCCTTGATCTTCCAAATGAAAACAAGGCGCACACACGTCTGGACGTTCATCGTTTAACACTTGTCGTCTTACTTCTTTCATTTTGTCAGAGTTCCATGCTTCTTCCAAACTCATGTCTTTAATGTTTCCAATAGGAAGACTACGACAGCACACTTTAATTGCGCCATCTTCTCTTGTGGCTAACCCTGTAAAAGGGTGCATACAGAAAGTACAACTATTCTTCATCTTGTTCTTGTTCATATTCCTCCTCAGGAGTTAATGGTGCTTTCCATTCTTTTCCAAATCGCCACATGGGTGCTTTCAAACTTTCAATATCTACTTCATAAAATTTTTCAACAGGACCAGCATCTACATCGTATTCTACAAATCCACTCCAGGCATGTTGCGATACAATCAATTGTATTTTGTCATATTTTTCTTTTAACAGTTTTATAAGTTGATTTTGTTGAATCACTCTTTGCTTGGTTGGAATAAATGGCACTGTTGGCTCATAGGCAAAAATGTTACTGATGTTGAAAATTACATTTTGTTCATTTTGAAATTTTAATGTAAATTCATTCAATAAATCACATTCCACAAATTTAAATTTTATTTTGTCTTTGATATGCCATAAATTGCTAATTTCTGCAAAATGGTCAGCAATTTCTAATTTTGTAGGTAACCAGTCTGGTGATTTGTGTCTATTAGTGTCTTTTAAAAATTGATGATAATCTCCCCCAGAGAATTTTTTAATTGTTTGTTCCATGTAGTAAAGTGCATTTGGATTGTAATCATAAAATATCACTTCTGTATCCTCGTCCCAACCATATTTGTCCAGATACTTTAACCAATTAAAACCACTGGCAGGAGTAATCAATTGTTTAACATTGCCTGCTACATGGACTGTCTGCAGTTCTTCTGTGTTTATGGGATAGAACAATCTATTTGCACTTTGATTGTACTTTTTGTAAATCTGTTTGCTGTTTTCAATAAAATCTGTTTCGTGTTTGGCATAATAACATTTTTTACTCAATCTAATATCTTCATCAAACACAATGATATTTTCTTTGTTGTCCAATGCTGTTCTTATTACATTCCAACCATGCCATTTGTGAGCATATTTTTTGAGTTCATTTCCAGGCTTAATCCATAAAGGAGTATAATCATCGTGAAAATTTTCTTCACTTCTAATAGGTTCTGTGGTAAAGTGTTCTGAATCCTTTTTCATTTCACCTATTTCAGGCAATTCCAGTTCTTTGTGTTTTTTAAGATTGATAACATAGCATTGTTCATGCAGTTCATAGTATCCTTCTTTTCTGTCTAGTATGTGTCCTGCTATATAAAAATCCTGTTCAATCAGTTTGTGTAAATGTTTGAAAAAAGCACCACCTTGGAATTCAGTATCTGGATTATATACCACAGCATAATCATATTGGTCAACCAATTTTGTTAATGTGGGATCTGCCGACAGGGCTATCATAACATCATAACCCATGGTGTTGATTTTACCTATCTGATATTCAGCAATGTTTTGAATTATTTCTTTCGCTGAAGCATTTTTTATTTTGTGAAAATTTGTATCCAAAACAAAAACTATGTTGTCATGCTTTCTATTCTGTGCGTTAAATTGAAATGCCATTTTTCTCCAAACTCCTATCTAATAATTCATTAAACTCTGATCTACGGTTGCCTATGTGTGCTTGAGCAATCATGTGTATTCTTTCCACATTGGCGTTATTGACCACTTGATGATCTTTCAGTATGTTTATTAAAAAAACTTTGCCATGTCCAAATGGAACTAATCCATGATCTTTTATATCCATGTAACACAGTGCTGGATGTATCACCGACACATTTATTGGAATCAAGTACTCGCACAAATCCTCTGGCAGTTGATGTCCTGGATGGTCATTGTGCCAATCTATTCTGCCAGCAGGATCAAGTTTCATAAAACGTATTCTGCTGTATCTTTCAGCAGGAAACTTGTCCCAAAACATTTTTGCCGCAGGTGCAATTTGTGATAATTCTGTCCAGTCATAAGGTGCGTTCAATTCATCATCGTAGCCATATTCTTTTGCCACCTGTGTTTTGTCAATGCCCAAACCATGCAGACAACAACTGCTCCAACCTTTGTGAGTTTCTTTTTCTCTGTGTGGTACATAGTATTGTTCCAATTTGGCAAACTCCACGTGGTCAGTGTAAGGAGTAAAACTCATATCTAATTCCAACCAAGGCAGTGTGCCATCTTTAAATTTGTTAAAAACTTTAGTTGCTGTATCCATTTTTAACTCCTATTATCATAAATCTTTTGTATTTTTCTGTTTCTAATTCTGAAGCAGAAAAAACTTGCAAGCCACAATTTTGTTTGAACGTGATCAAATCTTTTTGACAATTCACGTGTTCCTCATTGTCAAAATAATCATTGCTTTGTAGTATCACCTGAGTGTTGTTGGGCAATTTTGAAATCCATTGATTATATTCCTCCGGTGTCATGTGTTCGCAGGCAGTGTTTATTATCAAATTGTGCTTGTTGTAATATTTGTAATCAATTATATTTTCAGTTAAAGCAGTGAATTGTCCTCGCATTTCATACTCTTTGTTCATTGTGAGAGCAATAGGCTCACAAGCAGGATCTTTATCCACAGAAGTAATTTTTAAGATGTCCAGATCGCTGTTGAACAGCAGTGTTGCCAGCACTCCATTCCAGCCACCGCATATCACAATGTTGTATGGTACTCTTTGGAAATATTGTTTAAGTGTGTCAATCAGCCAAACTTTGCTGTTGATTTGTCCTTTCCAGAAACTTTCCAATGTGCGATACCTATCATCCGATTGTCTGATGGCATCCATCCAATACAGCACATCTTTAATATTAATTTTCAAATTGAACTCCCAGTTTATCAAATGATCCACACTGTTTGCCACATTCTTGTAGTGGTGTGTGACCCCAAGTTTGTTCTATTTTGTCAAAATATCCTCCATCGAATATTTCTTGTAAACTACTTGTATTTAAATTCGGAAACTCGCCTATTCTTTCCATATAATCTATCCTGCTGTCCTGCATGGGTGGAATCCATTCCATGTCCAACCAACAACAAGGAGATACATTACCACAGGCACTCACATATAATTGTTTGTTTTTAACTGCTTTACACACAATAGTGGGTGTTGTTTCTTGCTGTGACTGTTCAATCAAAGGAATCATGTCAGCACTTTTCTGTGTGGGTTCCAGTTTGTGTAAAGGATTTCCTTTTTCATCTATCACTTGTAAATAATCTTTCTTGAATCGTGATGTGTGTTTGGTTGTAAAAATTTTAAATCCTAAATCTTTTGACATCTGTTCTGCTGTTTCCACTTGATGTTCGTTGTGCTTGAACACTAGCATATGCCACTTGGCAAATCCACCTGCTTGTATAAATGCTTTGGCATTGGCAATGATCTTATCAAAGTCTGTGGATATTCTGTACAGATGATTTGTGTCTGCCAAACCATCTATTCCAAAAGTAACTTTTACTTGAGTTTGTGCTAACTGTTTCCACCACTCTGTATCTCTAGCACTGCCATTGGTGTGCATTGAAAGTCTTATATGAGGATTAGTTTCACGCAGATACTTGTATATCTCTAAAGTATCCTTGCTTACAATAGGATCTCCTAGATTGCCACACATGAACATACTGTTCAATTGTTTGATAAACTCCACAGGAAACCATTGCTTGAATCTATCCAAAGTTATTTCATCAAGATGTATAAAAGGATTTAGAGGACCACCTTGAATACGTCTTGGACACATTGGACATTTGGCTTGACACTTGCTGGTCACTTCCAAATGAACATCTTTTATGTCGGTGAGTTTATACATTTGTTCGTTCCTTTTTGAATGCTTTGGATTGCTTACGACTGATTTCCATTATGATTTCTTCTTTTTCAATGGCTTCCAGTTTATCCAATTCTCTACTTTTTGGAATTTTGCTGTCTGCTGAACTCACACAGGTTGAAGTAATACATCTGTTTGGAGTTCTAAATAATTTAAATCCTTCATCAATGGTTCCTAATGGTTCATCATGACAACTGTATGCTCTTTTGATTTCTCCACCTGGCTCTCTCACAATGCAACTTTGATATCCAGCATTACAAGTCCAGCCTTTGAATTTGTTAAAACCAAACGCATTGAATCTTTCTGCTTGATCCAAATTGTACATATTATCCTTGTGATCATTCAAAACCAACTGTTGAACTAATTCTCCGTTTTCAATTGTGAGTGGAAATCCTGTTTTCATCATTTCAATCTGATCATCTGTGTAGCCAGACACAATTTCACTAGCAGATTCGTTGCTTTGTGGTTTTAATGTTACATTGATTCCTCTCTGATTGAATCTTGAACATCTCTCATACAGTTCTTCAAATAGATGTGGCACCATCACTTGGTTGATTGTGACATACACGCCTGCATCTTGTAGCATTAACAGTTTGTCTCCAAACGCATCTTCATCGGCAAATTCGTGATGGAAACTGGCTGTAATACTTCTTCGCTTTAAAGTTTCAGTGGCTTGTATCCATGTTGCCCACCATTTCTTACCTGGAGAACAGTTGGTTGTCATGTGTATGCTTTGATATCTGGCTTTCTCGTCTTTGGCATAGTGTCCTATCAATGGCAAAAATCTTTTGTATGCTGTAGGCTCACCTCCTGAGAAACTGAAATGAAAACTGTTGAATCCATTTGCTCTGGCTTGCGTTTTTATTTCGTCCATGGTCTTTTTGTAAACTTCCAATGGTCTGTGATCAACCTTTTTGCTGTGAGCATAGGGCCAACAATAAGAACAGTTGTAATTACAGAATCTGCTGAGTATCCAACTCACATTGAACAAATTTTTCTCTAACATGGTGCTTTGTCCGAATCGCACAATGTTATCAAATGGAATCTTAGTAGTATTCACTGACACCGCAAGTCTCCTCAAATTGTGTTTTCAACCAATCAAAATCGTTGATCATTTTTATTTTGTCTTTGTTCTGTTCGCCAAACTGTCTGCCTTTTTGAGCACCATCAACAGCAAAGTCACCATAAGGTCTATCCATGCCTTTGGTACACCAAATGTTTAATCTTTGTTCTGTTTCCGAATCTTCCTGTCTATCTATCACTTTGGAACTTAACTTGGCACACTCTCTGAATGCTGATTTCCAAGCACTGAAAGGATCAGAGTTGAATGCTGTGATGTTTGATACCTGTTCCATTGGCTGAAAACCTTCGGATATACTGGTGGACATATCTGTTGTGTTTGTGTCCATTTTTAAAGTTAATTCTCTAGGTAAAAGTTTTACTCCACCATAACCATACTGTAAATCATTGATAGGGTTACGACTACGCCAAACATGAACCCATGTTTGTTTATAACCTGTGGCTTTGTGATCAAATTTAAAATCATCCACTATCTCAGCATCAGCATCTACT